TTTGCTGATGGCGGCGTAGTAAAAGCGAAGTTTGACCCAGAGTCGGAAGACTATGATTACGATACTGCTGTTGCCGCTGGCCTTGGCCCTGATGGTAAAGATGAGAACGCTGGTCACTGGGGATCTGTGACTAGGGCAAGTGCTGAAGACAGAAAAAAATATGGACTGCCCGATGAAAGCTATGTTGTTTTAAAAGGCAGGAAGCACGAAACGTGGGATAAGGCCGAGGAAGCGGAGCGAGAGCGCGGTGCAGAGATTGTCAAGAAAGGTGATCGCTACTATTCTGTTCCTAAAGAGTAAGGGGATTTAAATGCAAGAGTGCAGTAAGTCCATGTCCCGCAGGGTTCGTGATCCGAATTTTGCGAGACGTTACTTTGTTGGTGATGGCATAGATATTGGCGGTAGGCCAGACCCAATCACAGCGCACAGGGATATGTTCAGTGCGATGGGCGATGTAAAGATATGGGACTTGGAAGACGGCGACGCTCAGTTCATGTCCGGCCTTGCGGCTGAGTCATTGGACTTTGTACACAGCAGTCACTGCCTCGAGCATCTAGTTAATCCACGACAAGGCTTGAAGGCTTGGTTTAATCTGCTGAAGCCAAACGGCCACCTCATCGTGACTGTTCCTGACGAGGACTTGTATGAGCAAGGCACATTCCCTAGCACATACAACTCAGATCACAGATGGACATTCACTCCATACAAGAAATACTCTTGGTCAGACCAGTGCATTTGCGTAACAGATGTAGTCATTGGTCTTGGTGAGTTGGCTGAGTTAATCAAGATCGAACTCCTAACTGAGAACTACCAGTACAGTGCGAACAGAGTTGATCAGACAATGTTCCCCGGAACAGAATGTGCAATTGAGTTTATTGTGCGGAAGAGAACAGTTCAAGAACTTGCCGACAGAGGCAGGTGGAGGAGACCAGAATGACTACGTATACGAAGCCGACTCTGCGTGAGCGCATTAAGAAACAGGTAATGGCTGGAGGAAGCGGGGGAGATCCGGGCGAGTGGTCTGCTCGCAAGGCACAGCTTGTTGCTCAGAAGTACAAGGCGGCTGGTGGTGGCTACTCTGGTGGCAAGTCATCCGAACAGAAGTCTCTGTCCAAGTGGACGAAGGAAGACTGGAAGACATCTGACGGTAAGCCATCCGAAGGTAAGAAGAGATACCTTCCTGCGAAGGCGTGGGATGCGTTGTCACCCAGCGAGAAGGCCGCAACAAACAAGGCCAAATCGCAGGGCAACAAGCAAGGAAAGCAATTCGTCCCGCAACCTAAGAAGATTGCTCAGAAGGCGAAGACTTTCCGCTAGTCATGGAGGCCGACTTGCGAGATTCAATCCACTCGATGATGTCTTCACGATAGGCTTTCCATCTCCCATTCTCATCAAACCTAAATGCCGGAATCTTTCCAGAGGCACTCCATTGTCTGGCAGTCTCCCCCGTAACACCAAGCATCTTGGCGATCTCACCGACCCCAATGATTTCTTTCATACCTCTAACTCTCCTTGCTCGCCTTCAGTAGCATTCTCGACATTGATCTGTCGGCTGATTGCGTCAACCAGTTCTTCTTGGCTGGCTACCTTGACGTTGATGATTGATCTGGCGACGTGGCTCAGTGCTTGTGATCTATGTGCGGCACGAACCAGACGGATTGTTTGGCCGTGGCCGACGATGTAGATTCTCTGTTGTTTCATTTGCGGTTTGCTTTCTTTGTTTCTCTGTATTCAAACATCCCAGCAAAGGCTGGGAACATAAGGTCGAACAGTCTCGCAAGATATGGACTGTGGTGATCGTTGATCTTCCACTCGCTACCGTTCTCTTGAATGGCTGAGTGGTGTCTCAACACATGGATGATTGTCCGCGCAGAGTAATGTCTGAACCCTTTGTGTCGAACCTTCATCGCCTCTCCAACGAATGCGTCCCATACGTGGAGGTTGTTGGGGAGCCATCCTGTGAACTCATCACAGAACAATTCCTTATTACTTGTCATTACCTCGACAATTGGGTGCATGATCAGAATGGGATGTCGTCGCCGAGGTCACCTAAGTCTGCCTTGGGTGGCTCTTTCTTTTCGACCGACTTGCGCTGACCACCTCCGATAAGCTCAATCTCTCCGACAGATCCGGCCATCTTGATGCCTTTAGATCCGTCTGCCTTCTTGAACTCTTCGATGTGTGGGTCGCTGATGACGGCGTAGACCATCTGCCCCTTAACCAAGTATTCAGCCAGTGATGTTGCTCGCTTACCCCACAGGCTGGCATCAATCCATTGTGCTGGCCGGTTGCCGTCTTCGCCTTTGCGCCCGTGGTTGTAAGCCAAGGACAGATTACATACAGCGTCTCCAGTCCCAGCAGTACGGACTTCTGCGTCGCGGCCAATACGAAATACACCTGATAAATTTGCCATTGTTAATCCTTCAATTTGTAAAGAGTTGTTGCGGTTAATTCGAGCTTTGGTGGTTGGGATTTCTTTTCTCTTGGTGGCTCTACTTGGGCTACCACCCAACACCAAAAGTCAGCCAGCCGCAGATGCAGCCAGTCCCAATACTCCTTCGATCTGTCAATCCTTGTGACAGCCATAACGTCGGGTGTCCAGACTACGAACTCGCAGTAGTCCCTTTGCGTGATTTCCATAAGCCCCTGCATTTGCGCCATGTAATAGGGCGGGACTTCTGGGTAGACAACTTGCGAATACGGACACTTGACCTCAGCCACCCCCTTATCCCCAATAAGAAAATCGGGTGAACCACCAAGCCAAGCCATCTCCGGATGCGATACGAACCCCACCAGACTGACAGATGTAGGGTCATCAACGCACCTCGTGCTGTACTCACCAACTGCGTGAGCTTCATGTTCCTCTCCCCATTGTGATGCGGCATTGCCTTCAAATGGATCTTCCAATCCCATGAGCCTTCGCCAAAGTTGTTGGCGAGAACCGGGGCCGAGGCCAGCGGCCTGTCCGAAAGAGGAGGCTGTCAGCTTCCCCTCTCTGTCTTTAAACCATTGATCTGTTCTCTGGTGCGGGTTCATGCCTCTCCCTTGAACTGGAATGAATTCTTGTAGTTGCTTGGCAGAAGTTTCTTTGCGTCAGCCAAGAGCTTCTTTGGTATCGGCTTCCCGTCCAGATCAATCAACTGGTCAATGATGCTGTAGGTCATGGGAAGAACGACCCTGATGATTACGGCATCAACAGATGATTCATGCTCTGTCATTCCAACCCCGCCGCCAAAGCCTTGCAGAACTCCTCTGTCACAGCCTTCTCGTCGTTGCTCAGCAAAGCAAACTGACCGCGCAAGGACTCTTTGGTCTTGCACTCAGACAGCTTGCGCTTCAAATCATCGACCTGCTCTGCGGTCATCTTGGCCTTGATCTCTGGCTTGGCTGTGCCAGCTTTGACAGCTTCTGCCTTGCGGTCATTGACGTACTTGTTGTCGTCGTACAGCCCGAGGTAGATGTCCGCAGAGAATCCCAGCATTGACAGAGCCTTGCCGATAGCATCTGTTAAGGATTTCTTCGGGGCCTCCTCGTCCGTGAAGTAGCCGTTCTTGTTCTTACCGACAAAGGTGGTCTGGCCGAAGTGTTCGACCGTCCCGTTTCCGGAATGGATCGGCACTCCCTCCCCGTTCTCTATAAAGATTGGGTAGGTCAGATGGATGCGGACAAAGTGGATGGTCTCGTTGGCAACCGCAACCTTGCGGATCTCCTGTCTTGTTAGTACACGCTCACCTTTACTGTCGAGCGTCCACTCCTCGGTGATCTCCTCGGCAATGATGGGCGTACCTTGCATCAGCCCTTGCTCAACAATCTTGACAGACCAGAGGTGGCCCATCGGCCCCCAGAGTTCGGTCGCCTTGCGGATTTGGTACGTGTGATTGATGGCCGTGCCCGAGAATCCACCGCCTCGGCTGAAGGATTTGACGTGCCGTGGGTCGGTCGTACATGTGGCGTTCCACACGTTCAAGAAGTTATTGTTTGAATCTGACATCTGGTTCCTTTCGTTGACAATGTGTAAAGCATTTACCTTTTAAGGTAGGCAAACTATACATGATTCTCCGACGATTGTACAGTGAGTTGACGAATTTGTAAGCAAAGACCAACTAAACCAAATGGGTAATGGTTTACCCGCTTGCAATTTGTTTTGCAATCAACGACACTCTCTTCCGCAGGGTAGGTTCTTGGTCGCTCTAAGAACTGAAAGCACTGGTAGTTTGTTCCTTTCGACCAGTGTTCCCTGCCCCTTCGGGGTATCAAAAGAAAGGTGAGAAAGGATTAAATGTTCAGCTATCAATTTCATATCAGGGACTACCTGACAAAGACAAGGCATCTCAGCCAAACCGAAGACCTCGCATACCGCAGGCTGATGGATGTGTACTACACAGAGGAGAAGCCACTCCCCCTCGAATCAGAAGACTGCGCTCGGTTGATCGCCATGCGTGACCATGCCAAGGATGTAGAGCGTGTGTTGCATGAGTTCTTCACGAAGGCAGATGATGGGTGGAGAAACGACCGATGCGACTTCGAGATCGAGAAGTACCACGGTAAGGCTGAGTCCGCAAGACGAGCCAACAAAGCCAAGATCAGCAAGAAAGAATCTCTGAAATCAGATCTGAAATCAGAACAGATTCCAGAACCGATTCAGGATGCAACCCATAAACCCAAGAACCCAAGAACCCTTAAACCCACCTTACCTACGGAATGGTTCGATTCCTTTTGGTCAGCCTACCCTCGCAAGATAGCAAAGGCTGAGGCATTAAAGGCGTTCGCAAAGATCAATCCCGATGAGGCTGTCCTTGCCAAGATGCTGGAGTCTGTCAACGCATCCAAGCAAACGACCGACTGGCTGAAGGACGGCGGTCAGTTTATTCCGTTCCCCAGTACGTGGCTCAACCAGCGTAGGTGGGAGGACGAGACGGCAGAACAAACCAGTGCTCACTTCGAGGGGATGCTATGAAGACAGAGGCGCAACTAAAGTTTGAGGCTGACTTGCTTCGCCTAGAGCAAGAGATGGATGAAATTACAAGACATCTTGGTAACGTCCGTAGCGAAGTTATTGAAGAGGTAGCACAGCACATTGAGAAGCTTAAAGGATTTGGTGCTGACACTGTGAGTGGCTTGGCGATATACATCAGGGAGATGAAAAAATAATGGAGATACAACCAATATACGCACTGCCACTAGCAAAGTTTGATGCGTCAGAGTTTGTTGAGTACGGCAAATCTTTGTTTGATGGACGAATAGCATTGTTCTCAACAGATGGAGAGGCCAGCTACAAGACATCAATTAAATATTACGACAGTGGTCGTACAAACTCAGTTCAGATATTTAATTCTGAGCCTCTCAAAGAGTTTATTTGTACGTGTGCCATAGAGTTTGCTAAAGCCATTGGCTATTCAGCGGAACTTTATGAGCCGAGCGCCAACATTTGGATAAATGAAATGACCTCAGGCTCCCATCACAAACTGCACAATCACTACGGCATGAATTTTTCAGGTTGTTTTTATATTGAAGTACCTGAGAATTCAGGCCACATCACCTTCCAAACTTTGCTTGAGAGGTACGACAGATCGCCTCTTGATGCTAAAGAGTACACGGTCTTTAATTCAGGATCGTGGACGGTCGGTGTAGAGAAGGGAGACTTACTGATGTGGGAATCTTTTTTGCAGCACCAAGTTAAACCAACAACGTATGAAGGCGTGAGGCTTTGCCTCGGCTTTGATGTAATCATGAATCGCAAAGAGGAGGAAGTATGAAATTATTACCTGATGGAGCTGAAAAGATTTGGGACTCAAGACTCCTTGGCTTTAAACCAAATGAGTTGGTTCTTGTTTCTTTGGTCGGCGATCTTGTCGATGGCAACTGGCAGATTTTTCTGTCGTCATCTGTTCACCCCCGGGAGTACGAGTGGCGCTGGGTTCGTGATTTATCAATCTGTTTGGTTTATGACAGCACTTGCAGTCAGGATCGAATCAAAGAGACTGCGCTTGAGATTGCTAAAAACAAATCAATTGGCGAAGACTCTGTTAGTAATGGCTTTCATGGGTCATTATTTTTGTGGAACGTGAGTGTTGAGAAGGGCGCACACATGAAGCACACACCTGAGATATACGGCGATCCATACCTATCTCTTCCATCTCATCCCGAGCAGATTAATTACAGGGGCTTGTACCCATACGAGATACCGTTCTTTCAAGGAATAAAAAATGTCATCTAACATGATCTTCTCTGCTGACAGCATTGACTTCAATGAGTATGCCAGTGAGCCTTACGACAAGGAAAAGATCTCTGAGCCAAGAGCATACAGAGACGAGACCATTGAGCTATTGAATGGCGGTGAGATGGTTAAGGGAGCAACTCTTCCTTGGCCTAAGACGCACGACCACATCAGGTTTAGGGCTGGCGAAGTCAGCCTATGGATGGGTATCAATGGTCATGGCAAATCTTTATTGACCAGCCATGTCATGCTGGACTTCTTGCATCAGAACCAAAAGGTTTGCATAGCAAGCTTCGAGATGAAGCCAAGAGCCACGCTCGCTCGTATGTGTAAGCAGGCGGCTGGCGCTCCTCAACCTACGAATAGATTTGTAGATGCGGTAATTAACCATGCAACAGGAAGACTCTGGCTGTACGACAAGATGGGACAGACAGATCCATCACATCTGTTGGCAATCATGAGATACGCAGCCAAGAAGCTTGGCATCCAGCACTTCGTAGTTGACTCACTGATGAAGGTGGTTAAGGGCGAGGATGACTACAACGGTCAGAAGAACTTTGTTGACAGCGTGTGTGCATTTGCCTTGGACTACAACGTCCATGTCCACATCATCCACCACAGCCGCAAGCTTGGCGATGAGATGCAGATACCAAACAAGATGGACGCAAAGGGCAGTGGTGCAATCGTAGATCAGGTGGATCAGTGCTTCACCGTGTGGCGCA